TGAAAAAAGCCAATCAAACCGCCTCTTTTGAATATTGTGTCAATACCAGATATTTAGGCGTAGATAAAGCAAGTATTGGCAAATTGCAAGAATGCTATGCAGAACTACTTGCTAAATTCGGTCGTCGTACTTTCTTTATCCAAGCTGTACAAGGTATTAATCATGATCAATCTGACGGTGAAACATGGGATCAATATGTACAGAAACTTACCACTTTGCAACAAACCATTGTCGCCGACCACGTTTGCTTAGTGCCTTTATTATTTGGCAACGAAGTGGGCGTATTGGCAGGGCGATTAGCGAATCGTGCCGTTACCGTGGCAGATAGCCCTGCACGAGTACAAACAGGCGCATTAGTGAGCTTAGGCAGTGCCAATAAACCGTTGGATAAAGACGGTAGCGAGCTTACTCTTGCGCATTTAAAATCACTTGAAACTGCCCGTTATTCCGTGCCGATGTGGTATCCCGACTATGACGGCTATTACTGGGCGGACGGTCGCACCTTAGATGTAGAAGGGGGCGATTATCAAGTGATTGAGAACGTGCGTGTAGTGGATAAAGTGGCGCGTAAAGTGCGTTTATTAGCCATTGCGAAGATTGCAGATCGTTCTTTTAACTCCACAACATCAAGCACGGAATATCACAAAAATTATTTCGCCAAACCGCTTCGTGATATGAGCAAATCCGCAACGATCAACGGCAAGGATTTTCCTGGCGAATGTATGCCACCGAAAGATGATGCCATCACGATTGTGTGGCAAAGCAAAACCAAGGTGACAATTTACATCAAGGTTCGCCCTTACGATTGCCCGAAAGATATTACGGCAAATATTTTCTTAGATTTAGACAGCTTAGGAGAGTAAACAATGGAACGTATTAGTGGAATGAGTTTTGACTTCTATTTATTCGGGTTGCCTATTCACGCTGAATCCATCAGCTTATCTATTACTGATAATAGTGCCGTTGCACAAACACGTGGGATTCCTGATGGTTGGGTAAGTGGCGATGTGGCGGCAGAAGGCGAAATTGAATTAGATGCAAAAAATTTCTCAAAATTATCAGCTGCAGCCGCCGCAGCGGGAAGTTATCGCAGTTTACCTGAAACGGATTTTACTTTCTTTGCACAACGTGGCGGGATTCGCGACAAAGTGGAAACCTTTGGCAATAAGATTCTTTTAACTGATGTGTTAAATATCGATCCGAAGGGCGGTGCAAAAAGTACAAAAAAATTGAAATATTTTGTCACAAGCCCAGATTTCGTGCGCATTAATGGTGTGCCATATTTATCCGATGAAGATACGCGTGATCTTATCGGCTAACCGAGTTTAGGTGCTGGCCGTGCTGACGTACAACAATTATAAACAAGCAAGTGCGGTCAGTTTCCTAAATGTTTTAAGGTGATTTATGAATAACAGAATGGATAGTACTCAGCCTTTTATTGCTTCTGTTGTTGCCTTTGTGTCAGGGCTTACACTAAATGAATGGGCGGCAATATTCGGTATTTTATTTGGAGCAGCATCTGTATGGATCGCTTACCGAAAATACAAAGAAGACGTACAAGCACGCAAAGATGAATTAGCCTACAAAATGTTGGCAGCGAAAATTGAAGCGAAAAAATTAGGGATTAGTGATGAGTAAAAAATTTGGCGCAATGATTTTATGTTCGGCAGCAGCTGTCGCCACCGCTTTTTTTACTCAGCAAAAAAACTTGCCAACGGAACAGCAAAATAAAGTCAGCCCACAAGCCGTTTACATGATTGTGAATTTGGAAGGCTGTGTGCGCAATCCGTACAAATGCCCAGCCGATGTGTGGACGAATGGGGTTGGAAACACACATAACGTAGATAAAAGCAAGATTTTAACCATTGATGAAGTGGCAACCGATTTACGCCAAAACATCAAAGAGGCTGAAAATTGCATTAATGCCGATTTTCACGGCATAAAGATGAATCAAGGGCAATATGATGCCATGGTGTCTTTAGCCTTTAATGTTGGTTGTGCCAATATTAAAAGTTATTACAGTAAAAAGCATCGTATGACATTGCCGACAACGATTTATCGTGCGGCAAAAGTGGAAGATTGGACATTAATGTGTAATCACATTCCTGATTTTAGTAAATCAGGCGGTAGAGTGCTTAAAGGGTTGCAAATGCGACGAGCTAAAGAAAAAGCAATTTGTTTGGGGGAATATGGAATTTAAAGCCTTATTTATCGGTGTGTTTTTGATGGTGTTTGTGGGCTGTATTGGTTCCGCGTTGCACTATAAAAAGCAAGCAGAAACCACCGCACTTTTACTTAAACAAAGTGAACAAACCATCGAACAAAATAAAGTGATGTTGCAACGGTATGAAACGCAAAATGCAGAATTGACCTATCAACTCAACCAAGCAAACAAAAAAGCCGAACAACGCCAGCAACAACTAAAGGACGTGCTAAACAATGCAGAAAATAAAAATTGGACTTATGGCCGCGTGCCTAACGATGTTGCTGGCGTGCTCAACCACCGCACCCAAGCCAAATAATATTCAGTTGATTTGCCCACAAACCACCGAATGCAGACCGTTAAGCGTGAATATTCGCACTAACGGCGATTTGGCAGACGGGTTAAATCAAGCCTTAGATCGCTTGGAGATTTGCACTACGGCTTATGCGGCTATCAATAAGTGCATCACCGATTTCAACAACCAAAACAGAAACCAAAAGGAAAACTAAAAATGGAAAAAACACAAGCGCAATCCTTGTTAGAAAAACTTACTGGAAATCTTAAAGATTCCGTCACATTAAATGTTGCAGGCGTTGATTTTACCTTTATTCGAGATAACGCTGCTTACGATCAAATGTTAAATGACATTGAAAGTAACAATAAAGTGACGCCAATCAAAGATTATTTGTTGGCGATTGTTGCGCGTGAACAAAAAGAGGCATTGCTTGAAATTATCCACGTTCCAACATTGGCGGCACAGCTAGCAGCGAAAGTGAATGAAGTGTTTGTGCCAGAAATTCAAATTACCGTAAAAAACTAACTGCGCGTGTGGAAAGTATCGAGCGCAATGGGTTATCTCAAGCTATTGCGCTACGCATGCACTATTTACCACACGCCGATAACAGCGACTACAACTTAGCGCGCGCAATATGGTTACACAAACAGTATTTTGAACAACAGGCAAACGCCGTCGCAAGCGGTATTGCCAAAGTCTTTTAGGGTTTCATTATGTCAGCAGTACAAGGGCTTGAATATATCATCAGCTTAACAGACCAACTTTCAGCACCGTTGAAAGGGGTCATGAAGTCTATTGATGATTTGGGAAAACGTGGCGCAGACGCGATGAAAAATATCGGAATCGGCGTGGCAGGTATTGTCGGTGCGGGTGTCGCCCTAAAAAGCGCGCTTGATCCTGCTATTGAATTTAGTCGCGCGCTCAACGAAGTCAAAGCCGCAGGTATTGGTGCTAGTGGTTTAGAAAAGGTTGAACAATTCGCGCTAGATTTCTCTTCAAGTTTCGGCATTGCATCAAATGAGGTGGTGAACTCAGTCAATGAAATTGCCCGTGCCATTAACGGCTTAACCGATGATGAGCTGATTTCTTTTTCTAAAGGCTCAAATATTCTTGCCAAGGCGACAGGATCTAGCGTGAAAGAAATGGGTTCTTATCTCTCTACTATGTATGGGCTTTTCCAACAAGAAGCAGATCGTATGGGCAAGTCTAAATGGGTGGAAATGATGGCTGGTCAAGCTACTTTAACCGCAAACATGTTCAAATCGTCTGGTGAGTCACTTTCCCAAGCATTTACTAATTTAGTGTCAACGGGTCAATCGAAAGGCGTTGAGTTGGCTGAACAATTTGCCGTTTTAGGTAACTTGCAGTCTGTAATGCCAGGGGGAATGTCGGGGACAAAATACGCCGCGTTTTTAAATGGTGTAGGTAAGGCATCTAAAAAACTGGGTTTAGATTTTTTAGATGCGAATAATCGAATGTTACCGATTACCGATATTTTAGCGAAAATCAAAAAATCTTATGGTGACATCATTGATGAAGTTGAGGCTCAACAGCTTACAAAAGCATTCGGCACAGATGATGCGGTGAAGGTGATTAGCTATTTACTGCCAAAAATTGACAGTTTGAAGGATAACATCAAAGAAATTGGTGGGGTGAATAATTTAGATGATGCTGTACGTGTATCCAAAATCACAACAGATTCGTGGATGCGTTTTTCTGCCATTTTACAAAATATCAAAATTGCCATTGGCGTTGAAATTCTTAAAAAGATTGAACCGCTCTTTAATCGTATGGCAGATCTAGGGCAAGAGTTTGTTGCGTGGCTAAAAACTTACAAAAATATTGCACGTTGGATAGGTTATGCTGTGGGGGCATTGATAGGCTTTACAGGTTTAACTGCTGCATTGACTTTAATGAGTGGCATTATATCAGCTATTGGTGTGGCGTTCTCTTTTCTTGCAAGTCCTATTATGTTGGTTACTGCAGCAATCGTGGGATTGGGAATTTTTATTTATAAATTCCGTGATGAATTTATGCAATTTATTAGTGGATTTATCCAAGGTTTTAAAGCTGCGGGTGTATCCCTTGACCCATTATTTAATGCATTTTCTTTAGTGTGGGGAGCATTGCAAAAAATCGGTGCAACTATTGGGCGTATTATTGGCTTATTTGGCGGTGCTTCTGATTCAGCTTATAGTTTTCAACAATTCGGTATTGATCTTGGTTATGCACTGGGTGTTGTGTTTAACACGGTGCTTGATGCAGTTGAATTGGTCGCACAGGCATTTAATTTTGTTGCAGATGTGTTTTCTATTGTGGTGAATAGCATTATAGATGGTTGGCAAGCCGTGCTAACTCTATGGGATAGTAGCGCACCGATTGATAGTTTTCTAAAAATTGGTGATGCATTAGGAAATATCTTTTTAAATGCTTTCCAAGGTATTGTGAATGCTTTTGTCAAAATGCTGAATTTTATTATTGAAAAAGCAAACTCATTACCTGGCATTAATATTCCGTTAATTCCAGAGTGGAAAGATAACCCTACTGCACAAGGATTAAGTCCCGCACTCGCTACGGGGGTATCAGACGGTTCAAATTTCAGCTTAAGCGATAGTTTACAACCACAATTAAATTCAATGCCTCAAGGTTCTGTAACAAAAACATTGACACAAAACCGCACAGAACAACGCACCGTAAACTATGGTGGCGTTACTATCAATAGTAACAACAGTGAAGAAATTTGGCAGAAATTGCGCAATAAAGAACAGTTGGCGGCAGGGTGATAAATGGAAAAACTTTACCTTGATTTACTGATTACGGGCGAAGACATTACGCTAGATAGCGGCAATCAGCCGTTAATTTGCGATAACCGAATATCTATTGCGCAAGATATTAAACACGCCATTTTAGAAAGTGGATTGGCGACACAACTTATCGCAGAGCGTTCGCGCATTTTACGTCGCGATATTATTTTGCAAATGGTGTTATTGGTTGAAGAAGATGTGCGCTTGATTCCAGGCACTGTTTCCATTAGCGAAGAACGTTTAGGGCAGTTATTTATTACCGCTGAAACTTATGA